CTGCGCCTTCGTGATCGCCTTCCGCTGCCCCAACGTGAGCTCCATCCTCGATGATCCCCACGCGGGCATCTTTGGATGAGTCAACGAATGCGGCTACGCGGGCACCTTCGATGAGTCAACGCGGATTCGTCACCGTGGCACGGCGTGGGGTATTCTGTACGTCGGCCTGCGCGCGAGCGCGAGCCGTGCGCCCGTAGCTCAATGGATAGAGCATCTGACTACGGATCAGAAGGTTGGGGGTTCGAGTCCCTCCGGGCGCGCCACACCGATACGCCCTCGCCCCTCAAGGACGGGGGCGTAGTCGTGTCCGGGCAAAAGCGCGGTTACCTCGACGTCCAGGAACAGCGCCGTAGCGAGCACCTCGTCTAGTGTCCACGATCGCTTCCCGAGCAGCTTGCGGCTCATCGAAGTCTGCGTCATGCCGAGTTCCTCGGCGAGGGCGCGTTGCTGAATTCCACGACGGCGCATGAGCACGTGCACCCGCTCGCCCGTCAACTGATCTGCGTTCATGAGGACCACTGTAGCCCAAAGTGGTTACGACACGCCACAAGCATGACTGTTAGCAGTGCCCATTTCGGGCTACAGTGCCATCTATGGATAGTCCGAAACGGTCACTCATAACCTCTGGCGAGGCCGCAAACCTTCTCGGCGTCGAGCGGCGCACTCTTCTCCGAATGGAGGCGCGCGGCGCGCTCACGGTTGTACGCGCCTACCCGGCAGCGCAGCGGCGATACCGGCGCGACGAGATCGAGGCCTTGATCGCGCCGGGAGCGTCATGAGCCTCGAAGCGTTGCTCTGGGTGGTCGATCTCCCGTTGCGCGCGTGCAGCGCGACGGCTCGAAGTGTGCTCGCGTGCCTCGCTGAGCGCGCCGACAAGCTCGGCTACGGGGCGTATCCCAAGGTCGCGACGATCGCGACGAAGCTGGAGTGCTCCGAGCGGACTGTGCAACGCGCGATCCGCGAACTTCTCGACCGTGGACTCATCCGCGAGGGCGACCCTGAGCGCGTCGCGAGACACCGTGCCGACCATCGCCCGAACGTCTACGACGTGCTCACCCCGGCGCTCGTCATCCTCGAGGAGTCACGGGGTGACACCTATGTCACCCCGTCCGAGTCACGGGGTGACACCAGTTGTCGCCACGGGGTGACAACTGGTGTCGCACATAGAACCGTCCTTGAACCTACCTACCAAGACACTCATAGAGATCTCACGTTGGTAACCGCGCGAGGAATCGAGCAGCGGCGATGACCGGGGGAATCGGACACACGCACGACTTCGACCCGATCAGCGGGTGGTGTGCCTGGTGCAACCTCCGCGACGACGGTCGCCTCGTCGCTCCAGGTGGTGCCGTCTGGCGCACGGGACCGACCTACACCCGCGAGCAGCTCGACGCGTTCCGAGAGAAGGCCACCGCATGCTGACGATGACCACCACCAAGCCCGCTATCGACGCGCTCTCTGACCTCGTGCACGCCGCACGCGCCACCGAGCAGGACGCCGGTTTCAAGGGCATGTTGCGCGCGCAACGTCTCGCCAACCGCATCGCTCGCCAATGCGACGCCGCACGCACTCGCCTCGTCCAAGACGGTCCCGGCGAGCTCGGCACCGTCTGGGCGCTCGTGGACACAGCACGCGCACACCTCGCCGCATGCCGACTCACCGTCGCCCGTGCTCGACGTGGCATCACCCTCGACTGCCGCGACGCACGTCACGCCGCCTGCGACACCTGCGACTGCGAGTGCCACGCATGAGACTCCGCATCCGATGGGCTGACCTCGCCGCCATGCTCGCCTTTGCCCTCGTCGCCTTCGCTGCCGTCCTCGCGTTCGGGGGTGCGTGGTGACGAAGTATCACCGCACGAGCGCCTGGATCACGTTCACCCGCAAAGCACGCCCGGTCATCGAAGCACGGCTACCACTGCCGTGCGTCAACTCGGGCGGGCATCCGTCATGCACGGGCGTCGTGCACCGCACCGACACGTGGGACGTGGCGCACCTGCCAGGTCGTGACGCGGTTCTCACTCGCGCCGCTCCGGCGCTCGGCGACGTCGGGCCAGCGCACGCGAAGTGCAACAGGCGTGCCGGGGCGAAGCTAGGTGCGAAACTCCGCCGTGTCGAGAAGTCTCGGGACACGCGCATGTTGCCGTGGTGATCGTCGCCGTCTTTTGAGGACGGCGCGACAGCCCCCGCCTTCGGCTCTCAAGCAAACTCTCCCCCCGAAACGAGCACTCAGTGACCGATCCTCAACTCGAAGATTTCCACGATGAAGCGACGTGGCTGGAGTGGCGCTCGCGCGTCGTCCCCGCGCTGATCGAGACGGATATGGTCACGACGGCGCAGACTCGCGCGGAGTTCATCGAGGGCGCACGGTTGTTGCGCCTCGACCAGGTGCGACGGTACGACGGGCGCGTCGGGCCAACCCCGGTGCAACTGGCGATCGCGGATGTCCTCAACGCGAACCGCACCCTGAACGGAATCCTGGAACCCCGGCGCACCTCGAAGACGACGAGCATCCAGGCCGTTGCGCTCGGGCGCTGCGCGCTCCGCGATGACTACCAGGTTGGGTGGACGCTCGCGACGACGGGCCAGAAGGCCGGGGAACGGTTCCGCAAGGACATCGTCAGCCCGATCGAACGGCTCTACCCGGAGAAGCCGCGACCGCTCACCATCAACCTCTCGAAGGGCTCCGAGCATCTGCGCTGGCCGAACGGGTCACACTTCTACGTCTACTCACCCCAGAACGAAGCGTTCCGGGGTGGCGCGTTCGACCTCGCGTGGGTTGACGAGGGCGGCGAGGCCGACGCGATCCTGTCCGAGGATCTCGTCGGCTCGATCCTGCCGACGTTCGACACCCGCGAGCATGGGCAGCTCGTCGTGTCCGGGACCGCAGCGAAGTTCCGCGACGGAAACATGCTGTGGGACACGATCACCGACCCCACCGCCGCCGTGTACTGGCACGGCGTCCCGCAGGACATCCCCGAGGAACACCTCACCGCGTGGGAACCCACCGAGGAGTTCCCGCACGGTCGCGTCCGCGAGCTCGTGGAGCAAGTGCACCCCGGCATCGGATGGCTCACTCCGCTCGAAGCGATCGAGCGGAACTACCGCAAGTTCACGCCGCTCAGGTTCGGGCTGGAGTACCTCGGCCTGTTCGGCGACATCGGTTCCACAAACAGCCTCATCCGTCCCGACAAGTGGGCAGATGCGGGAACCCGTGACCCACTGCCGACCCCGCCCGAGTTCTTCGGTCTCGCGGTCAGCGCGCACGTACACCAGACCTCCGCATCCGTCGCCGTCGCATGGCGCGACGCACGTGGACGCGCGCACGCCGGTCTCCTCCGGCACCAGGGCGGTACCACCCGTCTCGGCGAGTACCTCAACACGAAGTGGCGGGACTACGAGATGCCGATCGCGTACGACCCGCACCAGTCCGCCGCACGCGTCGAGATTGAACGCCTGGAGCGCGCACGCCCCAAGCCAAAGGTCATCGAGTTCAACACGAACGACATCAAGACCGCTGCTGCGCTCCTCGTGGACGAGATCCACACCGGAAACTTCACCCACTACCGGCAAGCGCCGCTAGACGAGGCCGCGCGCGTGTCCACGAAACGCATGGTGGGCGTGAACGGGTGGGCGTTCGGGCGGATGCACGACGAGGACGACCCGACACCGCTGGAAGCCGTCGCGATGGCGCTCAAGAGCTATGACGACCTCTACGCGCGACCCCGGCTGTCGATTCCATCGATGGTGCTGGACTGAGAAAGGGACGATCATGATCAAGCTGGACTCCACCCGGTACTCCGTCGTCGTGCTATGCACCGACTGCCCATGGTGGTTCGGGTTCGCCGACACCCGAGATCAAGGATGGAGAGTCGGCGCAGCGCACGAGGAACGCACACACACCGACCGTTACCAGGCACGCAACGCGCTCTCCGGTCGCCGCAGCCGGGCGCGACACGCCGTGTAACGCTTTCGGGTGTGTAGGGTCACACCCACAGTTGCCACGTGGGCCTCTGGAACTTCCTGACACGCGAACCCAAGATCACGTTCGCATCTGCGACCGGCGTCGGGTCATCGCTCCTGTCGCCATGGTCCGACCAGTCCGGCCTCGTCCAGGTCCTCATCGATGAAGCGATCGGCGGACCCGGCGACATCGTCACCCGAGAGACCGCGATGCGCGTTCCGGCGATCGCCCGCGCACGATCCCTCATCGTCGGCTCGATCGCAGACCTCCCCATGTATGCCTACCGTGCCGACGAGAAGATCACTCGACAGCCGACGTGGTGCTACCGCACCTCCGGGCCGCTGTCGATCTGGCACCGCTGGGCAGCAACGCTCGATGACCTGTTCTTCCACGGCATGAGCCTGTGGGCGCGGGAGAACGGGGCGGACGGGTTCCCCGTGGACTACATGCGCGTCCCCTGGCACCGCTGGGAGACCAACGAAGGCCGCATCCTCGTAGACGGTCGCCCCGTGCAAGACAACCAGGTGACGTTCATCCCCGGACCCGCCGAAGGCATCCTCCAGAGCGCGGGCGACACGATCCGTGGCGCACGCGCGATCGATGACGCATGGATCAAGCGCGTTCAGTCGCCCATGCCGATCATGGCCCTGGAGCAGACCGAGGACGACGGCGTTACGCAGCGCGAGGTAGAGAACGCGCTGGAACAGTGGGCAGCGGCACGCAAGAACGGCGGCACAGGGTTCGTCCCCTACGGGCTGCGCCTGAACATCCCGACACCGAGCGACGACTCCGCCATGTTCATCGAGGGTCGCAATGCCGTCCGCCTCGACATCGCCAACTTCGCGAACATCCCCGCGAGCCTACTCGACGGCTCCACCGCGACAGCATCCCTCACCTACACCACCACCGAAGGGCAGCGATCCAGCTTCCACGAGCAGACCCTCCGCTACTGGATGGCACCGCTGGAGCACCGCCTGTCCCAGGACGACGTCGTACCCAAGGGTCAGCGCGTCCGGTTCGACATCACCTTCACCACACCCGTCGCCCCCACAGGCGAGCCCGGAGAGGACTGAACCATGACCCTGTTCAGCGTGGACGTCGATGCGCGCACCGTATCCGGCACCCTCATCCCCTACGGGGAACTGTCCCGCCTCAACATGAGCGGCGACGAACCGATCTACTTTGAACGGGGCGTCGTCGAAGTGCCGCGTGACGTGTCCGCGCTCAACGCAAACCAGCATCACGACAGGTACATGCCTTCCGCACGGTTCACCGCTGTCGAGGACACCGCAGCGGGGATGGTCGCACACTTCCAGATCGCCAAGAGCGAAGAGGGCGACGACCTCCTTGCCGCGATCAAGTCCGGGCGACTCAACAAGCTCTCTGCCGAGGTGCGCGGGCTCGTCCGCGACGGTGCCCGCGCTGTCCGCGCCCGACTCACCGGAGCTGCGTTCTGCGACGAGGCCGCGTTCGCCTCGGCGGGCCTGTTCGCGCTCGCCGAAGACTTCCCCGCCCACCCGTCAACCCCAGAGGCGGACGGCATCCCACAGCCCGTCGTGGGCGGGGAACCAGACGAGTCGGGCACCGATGACCCGACCGACCCCGAGGAGGACACGCCCTCCACGGACCCATCAGATGAAGGAGACACCATGGCCGACGCCGTGATTCCCGAGGGCGTGACCGCACCCACGCCCACCCGCGAGGAGCAGCCGCTCACCGCCGGATCGCTGTTCAGCACCCTCGCCCGCACCCAGCACATGAGCCGCGACGCCGCACTCGACGCCCTCCAGCCCTACCAGGCATCTCAGGGTTCCCTGTTCGCCCCGCTCGCCGACATCACCCACGGGAACCGTCCCGCTGAAACCAATGGTGAGGACGACCTCGGCACAGTCGGCATCGGCGGCACCATCGGGCGCGCACAGTGGCTCGGCCAGATCAAGGGCGGACGCGACTACGAACGCAAGGTCGTCCCGCTGATCCAGCACGCAGACCTCACCGCGCTCACCATCACAGGGTGGAAGTGGGGCGACAAGCCGATCGTGGACGACTGGGGCGGCAACAAGTCGGACATCCCCTCCGACGAGGTCACGGTCACCCCTGTGTCCGTCACCGCGTCCCGTCTCGCCGGAGGAAACGACGTGGACCGGGCGCTGGCCGACTTCGGCAACGAGGAATGGTGGGCGTCCTACTTCGCGTTCCGCCGCGAAGCATACCTCCGCAAGTCCGACGACAAGGCCTACACGCTCCTTTCCAACGGTGCGACCACGGTCACCCCCGGCACGGTGCCCTCGGGCACGGACGCGGGCGTCGCCGCCCTCGTGGACGGTGCGATCGCTGTCGTCACAGCCGGATACACGCCCACGTTCGCGCTCGTGTCCACGGCGATCTTCCGCACGCTCCTCCTCACGAAGAAGGACAACGTTCTGGAGTACCTCGCTGCGAACGTCGGCCTGGAGTCCGGCAGCCTCGCCGGATTCAAGATCGTCCCGCACGCGTCCCTCGCCGCTAAGCGTGTCATCGTCGGCGACCGTGCCGCCGCCACGTTCTACGAGCTGCCCGGCTCGCCGATCCGCGTCAACGCGATCGACGTCGTCAAGGGCGGCCTCGATGACGCGGTCTACGGCTACTGGGCCGGTCTCGTCAACGACGCAGCCGGTCTCGCATCGGTCACGCACGCCTGACGAAACACGGATTAGGAGAGGTCGAGGGCATGGCCGTATGGCACGACATCGAGAGCGCACGGGATAACTGGCCCGGTGCGCCGCTCGATGACGACGTCCTCACCGAGGCGCTCACTGTCGCCAAAGGTGAAGTCATCCGGTACGCCCCCGACCTCTCCGACCCCGAAGCGTGGCCCGACGGCACAGTCGGCACAGGTATTCCCGACGCCTGGCGCTGGGCGCAAGTCCAGCACGCCCGCAACATATGGAACGCCTCGAACGTGAACCCCGCAGGAGGCTACGGCGTCGAGGGCGGCACCTTCACACTCACCGCTTTCCCACTCGACTGGGCGATCAAGCAGCGACTCCGCCCGAGGACCGCACTCGGGAGGCTCGGATGAGCACCCTCGCCGAGCAGCTCGAGACCATGCTCACCACCTACCTCCCCGAAGGGTGGACGCTGATCCCGTACACCACCACCCCGGACGTCCTCGACCGGCCACTCGTCATGATCGACATCAAGACGATCGCCCCCGGACCCGCCCAAGGAGTCCTCCAGGCTGGAGCGCGCGTCTACATCCTCAAACCCAGCCTCGACGACGCCGCGCGCAACGAACAGACCGTAGACGAGGCTATGCCGTTCGTCGTGGACATCCTCTCCCGCGTCCAGGCCGTCCAAGGCATCGAAGCATCGCGGGGAACCTTCCTCGACCTGTTCCCCGCGTGGGACGTCACCCTAACCCTGTTTGTCCCGCTCGTGGACGACGAACCGGAACCCGACCCGGAACCCGACCCGGATCCTGAAGAGCCTGAGGAGGCTTAGAAATGGCAACCATCAACGTCAAGCCGCTCGTGCTCAAGGACGTGCTCCTGACCATCGGCACCGACTCCTACCAGAAGCACGTCTCCGGCGTCACCTTCACCCCGTCCGCATCCTCGATCACATGGCAGGGCCTCGACGCCACAGAGTCCTTCACCGACGTCGCCACCGCGACGTGGACGATCACCCTGAACTACGTGCAGGACTGGGAAACCGCCGATTCGTTGTCGGAGTACCTGTTCGATAACGAGGGCGAGACCATCACGATGGTGTTCACCCCCGTCAAGGGCACCGGCAAGAAGACCTTCACCGCCGACGTCACGATCACCCCCGGCGCGATCGGCGGCGAGGTCAACCAGTTCGCGACGACGTCGGTCACCCTCGGCTCCACCAAGCCCACCATCGGCACCACCGGGGCATAACACCTCATGCGGCTCGACGTGAGGCGCAGCCCCTCACTGACGGCTGCAATCCAGGTCATGCACGCGATCCCAAACGAGGTAGCGAAGCAGGTCCGACGCCACTCCAAGACGGTCATCGTCCCGGAGTGGAAGAAGGGCCTCGCTGAGCACGCTCCCGGCGAGCGGATGTTCCACACTCGCCTCGTCACCCCATCCACTGCCTACGTGTCGGACTCCGGTGTCAGCCTCATCGCGGGCCGCAACGGCGACTGGGTGCGTGAGACCGAGTTCGGCGCGTACCGGGAGGACTTCGCGACCTACCAGCGCAAGAGCCGCCGCGCGGGCGGGACACACAAGGTCACCCGGCGCACGCAGCGGCAGTTCTGGCACTACACGAAGCAAGGTCACGTCGTGTACCCGACCGCACGGAACCTCATCCCGAGGATCGCCGCGCTGTGGATCTCGACAATCTGGCGCACCGTGCACGAGGAACTGGAGAAGGCAGGCGTGAAGTGAGCAAGCGCATCGAACTGCCGATCGGACTGAACACGTCCGACGTCGCCAAGGGAGCGAAGACCGCCGAACGCGCCCTCGAAGACCTCGACGACACCGTCGAGGACACGGGCAAGGGTGGTGCGAAGGACCTTGAGCGGATCGAAGACGAGCTTAAGGACGTACAGAAACAGTCCGAGCGCGCCAGCCGGTCCATGGACGACATCGGCACAGTCGGCAAGGGCGGACTCGACAAGATCAAGGGCGGTGCACAAGAAGTCTCCCAGGAGATCGGGCAGAACCTCGGCGAAGCGGTCTCATCCTTCTCCGGCGACCTGTCCGACCTCGGCCAAGTCGGGCAAGACACCCTCGGCGGCCTCGCCGCGACCCTCGCCGGTGCCGGTCCTGCCGGTCTCGTCGGCGCGGCAGGACTCGCAGCCGCCGCGATCGGCGTCGGCGGCGTCGTCGGCGCGATGCGCGAAGCCGAAGAGGCGCAGGAGCGGCTCGAACAGGCCGCGTCCGACTGGGCTGACGCCTTCATCGAAGCGGGCGGACGCATCGTGTCCGGCGCGCACATCGTCGCCGAGGCGAACGCGATCGCCACGGACCCCGAGCGATACAAGGTCGCAAAGCAGAACGCCGAGGATTGGGGCGTCCACGTATCCACGGCCATGTACGCGATGGCGGGCGACGTGACAGCTCTGGAGATCGCACAGACATCCCTAAACGAGCGGGAACGCGAGTGGAACGGCATCCTCACCGAGTACGAGGAACGCATGCGCTCCTCGGCGGGTGCCGCCGAGCCAATGACCCGCGAGCAACAGGAGCTCGAAGAGACCGTCAAGCGTGGCGCCGCCGCGATGGACGAACAGAAGGAGGCCATGCGGCTCGGCATGCAACAGTTCGACGACGCTGCGCGAGGACTCTACGAGTACACCATGCGCGTCGGCGAAGCGACCGGCGAGACCGATGACTTCGGCAACGCGGTATACGCGCTCCCGGACGGCAAGAAGGTAGTGGTCGATGCGGAGACCAGCACCGCACACTCCAACCTCGACGCGCTGGAGAACCGCACGCTGCAGTCCACGATCAAGGTCAACGTCGATTCGTCGGCGTGGGACAAGTGGCAGCCGAACCCGAAGACGGGGAAGATCGCGCCCGCGATCCAGCACTACCGAATGCCGATGGAGTGACCATGAGCACCTACATCACAGCCGGTGCCGTCACGATCACCCCGCGCCTCGTCCTCGGCTACGAGTCCACCCGCGAGGCGGGGAACGTCCTTCACCCGATCCTCGGACGCGCGGCACCGGCTGTCACCTACCGGCCCGCGCAGCTACGTACCGGGCGCATGGAGCTGCTGTTCGTGGACGAGGCTACAGCGGTCGCCGCCGAGGACGCCCTCGCGGTCGCGGAGTCGTGCACGCTGGCCTCCGACGTCCGCGCCTCGATCATCATGACGTTCGTGTTGTCCGGGACACTCACCCGTACCCTCGACGATGCGACCCGTGACGCGTGGACGGTCGCGTTCGACTGGACTGAGGTCGCCCCGTGATCCCCGCCGCCGAGGTCGCAGGTGTCCCCCTCGACGTGAAGGGTGGACGGATCACCCTGGACGCCGGGCAAGCCCCGCACGTCGAGGGAACGCTGACGATCGGGATACCCGACGCGGGCACGCTCGACCTGCTGGACCCGCGCGTCACGCCACGCGTGCAAGTCACGTGCGTGGGTCGCGTGTTCGACCTCGGCATCCGCGACCGCGACGCAGGCCAGGGCGACGCGGAAGTGGTCCTTACCCTCGCATCCGACGAGGCGCTGCTGGCTGATTACGCCCCTCTGGCTGATCTTGATCTGATCGGGATCGCGGGTGATCTCGGTGCGGTGCTGGAGCGGGTGATTCTGGAGGCCACTGGCGACACCGTGGCCGTAGGCGGTGCGACGGCGGACGTGTCCCCGTACTGGGCTGTGACGAACATGATCCCGAATCCGTCGATCGAGGTGGACGCGTCGAACTGGATCGCGGGTACGGGTGCGTCCGCGCTCACCCGGATCGCCATGGCGTCACCGCCTGCCCCGTCCGGCACGTACGCGCTCCGCTGGACCGCAGCCGCCGGGATCAGCAACGTCATTCCTGGCAACGCGACGAACAACTATCCGGTCACTCCGGGGAAGTGGTACGTGTTCTCCGCGTACATCGCAAGCAACGTCGCGAGGTTCGCGCAGCCGGTGATCCAGTGGTGGACCTCCAACGGCACCGTGCTCGCGTCTCAGGTGCAGGGGTCTACGATCTCGACCACACCGGCTGAGTTCAGGCGGGTGACAGTGGTCGCGCAGGCTCCGCCCGGTGCCACGCATGGTCTGCCGTACGTCCTCACCAACGGGAACGTCGCGGGCAACCTGCACTTCATCGACAACGCGATGTTCTATGAAGGTTTCGACGTGGTGCCCTACTTCGACGGCACCACCCCCGACGACGACCACTACACGTATGACTGGGCGGGCACGCCGCACGCGTCGGCGAGCTCGCGGACGCCGTATCCGATCGAGCGTGCCCGTGATGCGGTCATCTGGAAGGCGGGCCAGACCGGGCTGGAGTTCATCGTGAACCTCGCCCAAGCGGTCGGGTTGCGTCCGGTGTGTGACGAGCAGCGGGCGTGGACGCTCCGCGACGAAACCTACACCGCACCGGGCGCGATCAGTGTCCGGTACGGGGTAAACCTGATCGACGGAACTGACGTAATCAGCCGCGACCAGCGAGTGTGGTTCGACGCTGCCGCCCGCGTCTACCGGTGGCGGGACCGCGACGGGATCGAACACGAGCAGGTAGACACGTACGCGCTCACCGACCCGTACACGCTCATGTCCACGATCGAGATAAACGCCGCCTACCCCGGACCCGGACGCGCCGAGTACGCCGTCCGCCGCGCGCAGAACCGTGGCCGCGAAGTCACCGCGACAGCGGTCGCGGACTGGGACGCCGCATGCGAGCAACAGATCACTGTCACCATCCCCGGCGCACCCACACAGTACGGCAAAGTCCAGTCCGTGCAGTTCTCGCTCGATGACAACGAGATGACCGTGAACACGTCCACCACCGACATCGACGCGGACGCCTGGGTCCTGCAAGACCCCGACGACCCGTGGACGATCAACTCCCCTGACCAGACGTGGCTGGAGGCCGCATCATGAGCGAAACCTACAACGGCACCGAAGGCACCGACGCCGCCAACGCAGGACTGTCCGTCCTCGACGGCGGCGAGAAGTGGTACACCGGGTGGCGGGCAATCAACAAGACCCGTGACATGATCATCGCCGTCGTCGCCACAGTCACGCGCACCTGGACAACCGCGACCACCCCCGCCGACGCGCGCACCGCGCTCGGCATCCCCCCGTTCGCCCCAGCCAACAACAGCGCACCGGGGGCGATCCCGATCTACTCCGCAGCGAACCAACTCACAACGGGTATCCCGACCCTGCCAGGGCACGCCGCATCCAAGACCTACGTGGACGGGCAGATCGCGGCGATTCCACCCTCGGACAACACTCTCGGCAACTCCGCGTACAACGGGTTCTTGAACAGCGCGATCTACTCCCGCACACTCGGCACCCGCCGCTCCTGCTACGTCGAAACCTCCGGCGCACTCGGCTACGACGGCTCCAGCGAACGGTTCAAGCTGCACATCAAGCCCTACCTCGCACCCTGGCACGACATCGTTGACGGCCTGGAGGTCAAGCACTACGAGCGCGTCGAAGACGGCTCCCACGAGGTCGGACTGATCGCGGAAGACCTCGACGCGCTGGGTATGGGCTGGGCGGTCCTCTACGACGACGAGAACCGCCCCGAGGGCATCGCGTACGAGAAGGCGTGGCTCGCGCTCATCCCCGTCGTTCAAGACCTCCTCACCCGCGTGAAGGAGCTGGAGGCACGGGATGCGCCCGCCGAGTGAGGGACGCTGGACCGCCCGCTACGGTCCCCGCACAAACCCCGTCACCGGCAAACAGGAAACCCACCACGGGCTGGACATCAACGCCGCATCCGGGCGGCTCCTCGTCGCCCCCGCCGCGTGCACGCTCATCGGGTACGGTGTCGTCCCCGGCTGGGAAGCGCACGGGCGGGTAGCGCGGCTCCTGGACGACGACGGGTACGAGCATTGGCTCTCACACACCGAGTACCTCGTCCACGGGCGTGCTGTGGGTGACCGGCTGTCCGAGGGTGACCCGATCGCGATGCAGGGGCTCACTGGGCAGACCACCGGCATGCACGTGCACTGGGAGACCCGCCTGAACGGTTCACGCCTCGACCCTGAGGCGTGGCTGGCACGCCCACAATCCGGCACCGACACCCCCTTCACCCCCGAACCCGAGGAGGACGACGATATGGACCGCATCAGCTATGCCCGCGACAAGACCCAGGGAAGTGCTGGGACCGTGTGGGCTGTGGATCTGCTCAAGGGCACCCGCCGTGCCGTCACGCCGGGAGAGTGGGACACGATCCGCGCCACGATCCCCGGCGTGCAGCTCGCGGAGATTCCCACCGCACGGCTCGCGACGATCCCCATCGGCTCG